CCCTAATAGCGAGCAGGCACTTTGTTGCATGCAAAGGATCACACCATTGGGATCCACTACGGGACAGTAGGTTGAAGGGCTAACCCTTGCGTCGCGTTTAGGTATATCTAGGGCTTCTTTGAGGCCTAGATAAGTATAAACCGATGGATTGCTTCAAGAACCCTTACCGACCGACTGCTGGCGCAGCGCCTCCCGCCCTAGTCGGTCGCGATGGCCTAATTGAGGAGTTTTGCGATGCGCTCAAGCGCACCCTAGATAGAAGACCGAGCAAGAGCATAATGCCGATCGGACTTCGGGGAGTGGGAAAGACGGTTTTGCTGAACCGATTCGTTGCGGACGCCCGTGCCCTTGGCTTCGAAGTCTGCGACATCGAAGCAGAAGAAGACGGCAACCTTAGAAGCGTGCTGATCGTTCGTCTCCGGAAGGCGCTACTTTCACTCGATGGCGTTGCGCGCGCGAAGCAAACGATTTCAGCGCTGGTATCGAAGGCCATGGCCGTTCTAAAAAGTTTTGCCATGACGACGCCCGACGGAACCCAGTTTTCCATCGGTGTGGATGCACTTCAAGGCAGTGCAGACTCCGGGATCCTTAGCGACGATGTTACGGACGTACTCGTCGCCGTCGGTGAGGCGGCTCGCGACGTCGATGCTGGGTTACTCATTGCGATAGACGAACTTCAGTATCTGGACGAGTCGGAATTTGCTGCGCTGATAATGGCGGTTCACAAGACGACGCAACTGGATCTGCCAGTCATGTTCGTTGGAACGGGACTGCCGTCAATACCCGGAAAAGTAGGTGCCGCAAAGTCGTACGCAGAACGCCTCTTTGATTTTCCGCATATAGGCTCGCTCGCACCGCATGACGCGAAAATAGCCGTCACAAGGCCCGCGTTTGAGCAAGGCGTGCGTTTCCAGAATGACGCCTTGGATGAAATCTACCATATTACGGAAGGATATCCATATTTCATTCAAGAGTGGGCGTATCACATTTGGAATAATGCAAGAGGTTCGATAATAGGGATCAAGGACGTCATGGACGTTAGAGTATTTGTAAGAGAAGCTCTGGATAAGAGCTTCTTTCTCGTTCGTCTTGACCGGCTCAATGCTTCGGAAAAAGACTACATGAAAGCCATGGCAGAATTGGGTCCTGGTCCCCATCGATCGGCCGACATAGCGGAGCGATACGGAGCAAAAATGGAATCCGTGAGTCCTCTTCGGTCGCAGCTCATCAAGAAGGGGATGATCTACAACCCCTCTCACGGAGATACGGCATTTACGGTGCCACTCTTCGATGATTTCTTGCGGCGTACTTTGACCACCCGAAGTCGCAAGAAGAAGCTCTAGCCAGGAGAGGCCTGGGGTCTACCCGAGCACATACGCCGAGGAGGCGCGGTATCTCCCAGCGCGTACCGCCGGCGCCCGGAATGCCGAGCTTAGCCCGGCGTGCTTGTAGCGAGCTCCAATCGCGTGAAGGCCTAGGTGTTCAACTGCTGAATCGCGTGAATCGCGTGAATCGCGTCACCTACAACGACGTCTATCGCGCGTACCTGCGCCGTTGGATTCTGCGTTAGATCGGCGACTACGAGCATGCCATCCGGGGCGCGGAGACGCTCCCCACTAAGGGCTGCTAAAAAGATTAGAGCGGATGACCTTTGGGGCCGCCCGCTCTAGTCGCATCTAGAATACACGCTGGTCACTCCTTTCACGCGTTACGTCGCTAGACGAACATACGCAATAGGTGGATGGCCATTTGGATGGCGAATCCGAGGACCGTGAGAATGTTTATTGCTAAAATCACTGGCTGGATTACCTCCCTTCTTGATACTCGGTAGATCGCAGCCAAGGCGGCGAGTGATCGTGCCTGACTCCTGGGACCTTGCCTCCGACCCCATGGTTTCGTAGCGGTAAAATCTGAGGTAACTCAGCGGTCGTGCGCCCGGCGACGAACCCAGTACAACGTATAATTATGTCCGGGATTTCCACTCGCCAGAAGCTCCATTTGTCGCTACGTCAGTCAGGTCATGGCCATTAGAAGTGCCTCGCGGCCCGACTGGTTTTGTCCTTAGCATTGTTATCGATATCACTAAGAGGGCGTTCGCGCTTGGAGGAGTCATTTCTTTGGCCTGTATGGGGACCGCGCCTAAGACCGTCGAATAACTCGGAACACAGCTCTTCTCAGGAGACGATCGCATTGTCGTACCCACGTAAGTGCACCGCTTTCGCGGCTACAGTGATGCTCGTTGCTTGCACCGCCGCTCCGTCGTCGCAGCCTCAGAGTCCGAACGTTCTCCCGGCAGCGCTCCACGCACCGTCCCCGCACGGATCGTGGATGGATCCGAGCGCGACGAGCCAGCGGCTGTTCTACGTGTCGGATACGGGAAACGATGCGGTGTACGTGTACGGGGCGTCGTCAAACAACCTCGTCGGGACGCTCACGCATTTCAGTCAGCCGCTGGGCGAATGCGTAGACGCCAAAAGCGACGTCTGGATCGTCGATTCCAACGGGCTCACCGAATACGCACACGGCGGCACCAAATCTATCGGATCGATCAGCATGTACCCTCGTTATTATGGCGATCACCCATACAGCTGCGCGATCGACCCGACATCTGGTGAGATCGCCATCTCAATCATCAACCGGTATCAAGGGAACGATGCGGGGCTAGTGCTGGTTTGCGATTCGGAAGGGGATTGCACGTCATATGTCACGCATGCTCGCGCCTACATCTATTTCGTGTCGTATAATAAGAACGGCGACCTCTACGCCGACGGAATAAAGATCGACAAAAATATTCTTTGGATGGCGATGCGTCCCCACGGCGGGGTCTTCCAGAAGTTCACGATCAAAGGGGCAACAATCAAGTCGCCCGGAGCTTTGGTCAACGCAGAAGGCGTTTTTTCCGTTGGCGCGCCCGGATCATCCGGTAACTCCATGATTTACCAGGTTGCCGCAGACGGCACGGTGACCGGTACCACGCAACTCTCGCAGGCGAACGGATGCAGTCAGTTCGCGATCGCAGGGAATACGCAGTCCGCGCATGTGACCTGCCCCAATGTCGGCGGCGCGAACGTCACCAAGTACGACTATCCGGCCGGTGGAGATCCGGTCGTGACGATCAAAGGCAAATTCGCACGGCCGTTCGCGGCCGTTTACAGCAATTAAAAAGAACGCTTCCTAGGATATCGCGACCGCAGTAATGCCAGATCGGCAGGCTCGCCAAAAGCGCACAATGGCCAAGCCTTCACGTTTGCCAAAAACCAGCGTCGGAAACTCTTTGGATGCTATCGTTTCGGGCGCTCAAGAAAACCCTTTTGCCGCAAAGATGCTCTGCTTGGCTTTCTCAATTCGTGCAATGCGTGTCGCCGGCCGCTTGGCTCCGGTAAAGTGGTAGAGGTAGCCCCGTCGCCTTCCAGGCGCCACAGGACTGGGCGGGGATCTCGTCGCCGTTCGGCGCAGTCGTCAGCCAATAGCGTTATGCCGTCACGTTCTATCGGTGGCATGGAGGTTCGGATGAAACACATCCCCATTCGGTCGTTTTTGGCATGCCTGGCGTCGATGGTAATTTTTTCGAGCGGATGCAGCGGAGCGCCCAACCCCGAAACGCAGGGCGCCATGCCCGGCGTTCAATTGCGGGAGCCGTTTCTGACGACCCCGTCTACGACGAAGCAAAACTTGCTGTACGTTTCCGACCCCGGAATCGGCGCCGTGGTTGTGTACGCGTACTTGCCTGCGAGGATCGTCTTTGTCGGATTGCTCGAGGGTACATCGTACGCAGCGGGAGAGTGCGTCGACGCCGCACAGAATGTGTGGGTTGCCGCGCATGGTGTGCTCCTCGAATACGCCCACGGCGGTACCAATCCGGTCGCCTTGCTCTCCACACCCTTAGGGAGTGCAACGGACTGCTCGATCGACCCGCTAACAGGAAATCTCGCGGCGGTCAGCAGCTTCGGGAACGGCGGCGCGGTCGCCATCTTCAAGAAGGCTGGCGGTACGCCGAAGGTCTTTGTCGATCGAAACATCCATCAAAGCTATACGTGCGCGTACGACGGCACGGGGAATCTCTTCGTTGACGGTTACTCGAGCACAGAAACGTTCATTCTCGCAGAACTCCCGAGGGGAGCGAGACACTTTCGTACGATTCAGTTGAACCAGGCGTTCTCCGGTCCCGGCGACATGCAATGGGACGGCAAGTACCTCGTTATCGACGATCCGAGAGAAGCGGTCATGTATCAGTTCTCCATCGCTGGAAGTACGGGGAGTGAAGTCGGATCGACGCCGCTGAACGGCTCGGGTTATGTGTCAAGGTTCTTTGTCGAGAAAGGCCGCGCGATCGTTCCCTTCCAAGGGAATCAGGGTGGCGTCGTCAACCTTTATCGCTACCCAGGGGGTGGATTCCGCACCAGAACCATACGGAATTTCAGTGCTCCGGTTGCGGCCGTCGTCAGCCTCGGGTCGAGCCAGGGACCCTAGCGTGCGAGAATTCCGTAAACGTTCGTGCGGAGCTTCGTCCCGCTAGTAAAGCCGGAGATGGATTGCGTTGGGTAATTGTTACCGTAAACCCCGGCCGCGAACTCCTCAACGATGCCATCGTAAACCGAGCAGCCGGCGAACACGTTGCCGGCGGCATCCACCGCGACGCTGGTCGTATTGTCCAAGCCGGTCTTATCTCCAGCAATCGTTTGGATCGGAGCAACGTTTCCGCTGGATCCAGCAGCGAAGATTGCAATACTTTGTTGCACACCACCATCATAATTATTAGCAACGTAGAGGTTTCCGCCGGCATCGAAAGCTATTCCACCATTTCGAGACGCGAGCTGAGTGTTCAGGCCACCTATCGACCTGATAGGTAATACGTTGCCGTTTGCGCCCGGCGCATAAACGGTGATCGTTCCCGTACCGCCCGCGAGGCTCGCATTTGCCACGTAGAGGTCCCCGCTGCTGTCGAAAGCGATTCCGGCGGGGTAATACAATCCCGTCTTCATCCCGCTGATCTTCCGAATCGGTTTCACGTTTCCAGTTGCGCTTGCAGCGTACACGGTAATGCTGTCGGCATGAAACTCGAGGCTGCCGTCGTTGGCGACGTAGACGTTGCCGTCTTGATCGACCGCAATCCCGCGCGGATTATCTAGCCCCGTCTTCGAGCCGGTGATGCGGGCGATCGGCTCGTCGTTTATGCCGAAGCTCCCAGCCCCGTATACGGTGATGGAATGTAAGTTCGTAACGTAGATGTTAGCGGCAGTATCGAACGTGATGCCCATCGGCTGGTTGAGGCGGGTACGTCTGCCGTAAATCCGCGCGACCGGTTTTTGAAATTTGCCATCTATCGGATAGGCGTTGATCGTCGCACCGAGCTTGTATGCAAAAGTCGCAACGTACAGGCAACCACCCGGCGTGCAGCCGGTAGTCGACCGACCGATGCTGGCTTCAGTCATCTGCCGCAATTCATTTCCCGCGATCCCCGAGGTCGACGGACCGCTACAGGCAGCCATCAACGCGGCCACGGCGAGCAGTACACCAAATCTAGTCATCGAAAGTCTCCTTCGACGGCAAGGCGAAGCGTGGCCTGGGCTCGTTCCACGAGCGGGGCTGGGTTCCATCGCGTTGCTGCCGCCACGATCGGCGGCGCGGCTGCGGGGCGGCTAGGCTCTCGGCCGGCGTGACGCCTGGCGATCGGCGCGAGGGACCAGCGGCGCTACGTACGTTTCGCTTTAGTTAAAACCGCGCTTCGGGTGGATGAAGGCTGGATCCCTGAAGCCTTTTCATCTCACCGACGCGTACACGCAATGGCAAGTGAAAGGCCCAAACGGTAAATCCGTATCTGGTCGAACCGTCAGGCACGTTCACGAAACACTTCGTAATAGCCTAAATTGGGGAGTCCGCCGCGAACTTCTCAGCCGGAATGTCGCCGATCTCGTGAGCGACGACGATCTCCCTAAGGTGGTCAAACCAAAGCCCGTCGCACTGACAGAAGAGGAAGTTCGGGACCTCCTGAAAGAGGCCAAGTCTCCCACAGGGCGCTCGAAGAAACGCGGCTATCTGAGCTCCCAGCCGTGGTTTTACCCGGCAGTTGCCTTCGCGGTGTACACCGGAGCCCGGCGCGGGGAAGTGTTGGCCTTGCGATGGAGTGACGCAAACCTTGACAAGGGGTCCGTCACGATCGCCAGATCAATTACGGAGCAAATGGAGATTAAGTCTCCTAAGAACGATCGGACGAGGACGGTCTCGGTGCCTGATAAGCTCTGCGCGATTCTCAAAAGTCACAGAGCAGAGCAGGCCAAAGAACGGCTCGCGCTCGGAGCCTCATACAAGGATGAGGATTTTGTTTTCGCTCATGCGGACGGCTCGCCCGTAGACCCGTGGAACTTTGGTCGGGCGGTGATCGACTGCATCAAGCGGGCCAAAGTCACGCATATCACGCTACACGGGCTTCGCGACACCCACGCGAGCCTGTGTGCCAAGGCTGGCGTTCCGCTCGAAGTCGTAAGTCAGGGCCTCGGCCATGCGTCTATTGGTATCACGGCCGAGCGGTACTTACACGTTTACTCAGACAGAGATGCCGACGCGGCTCGAGCCTTCGAGAGGTTGGTGGGCTAGGGAATCAAAAGGCTCCGTTGCATTTCTGTTGCACGGAGCCTCAGGCATCGCGAAAAACTCATATAGGATAAGGACGAAAAATGTAGCCCCAGCGGGATTCGAACCTTTGCGCTAACGGAAACGGGCGAAATAGAGGTAGCCGGCGAGCACGAATCGGCCCCCTCCCGGCGTCCAAGACCCTCGATTTCCCTGATTTCTCCAGTTACTCGTCACCCATCCGTCACCCTCAGGGTGATGGACTGGGGCTGAAAGTAGGCCAGATGTCTTTCACAATTAGCCCATACAGTGGGGCAAAGCAACACGCATGAGCTGGCGGGCTGGCCTTTCCGTGGCGACCGCCTAGAGGATGCCAATGCCAGGTGGGACGTAGGCCCGGTTCCTGTGGCGTATTTTCCCAAATGAACTCGGCGTCGCCGGAGTGTATGCCGAAATCCGGGCTTTCTTCCCCCACCTGGAACCCAAAAACAAGGTACAGGTCATCGATAAGGTTCTGGCTTACGGCTCGGTCAACGAAGCAAAGCTGAGCAACCGTTTGCGTTGGATCCCCCGAACTACCCGCCTTTATACTGGGAAACCAAAGAACTCTCATCCTATCAGTCGGTAGCGTCGACGCTGGCCAAGGATTGCGCGAATTCTTGCCCATGCAGTAGACATGAACCTCGTACATATTATCGCGGCCAATGTTCTCTACGACGATGTCCCCCGACAAGTTGTCTCCTGATCCTTCGCCGGTAATGCTGACGGCGGGGTACGCCATGAATTTCGGCAGCTCTTCGAGCGGCTTATGCGGCCAATGCGCTTCGACGAACGATATGAGAAGAATCAGCAGCGTCGGCGCGCCGAAGAAGATCGCGAGCTTGTTGGCGAGGCTGAGCCGGCGGAACCAATGCCATCGCCTAACTAGGTAAAGCAATATTTCTGTCCGCTATCCCAAGGCTCGTCATCCGTCCGTCACCCGCGTCGCTGCTTTTCAGGTCGCGGCTTTATGTAGGACGGACACTGACAATTCTTCTCGGCCCTGTCCGACTTCTGCCATCCCCAATTGCAAAAGCCGCGTGCGTTTCCATCGGCCGCAACGTGACGCTCCCACGGATGCTCGCATCTGCGACAGGATGGTATCATTTTGCGGGCACGATTACCTCATCGTCGCGATCGAGTTCGGGTGGTAGGCTGCCGAACATCTGAATGACCTCCCACGGTTCTAAGCCAAGTTTTTTGCCTTCTTTGAGGGCGCCGGCGGCGTGTCGCGCCGCCCATTCGCCGAGGCTGAGGCGCCGTCTAACTCCCTGGCGTATCATCGATTTGTTAAATCGTTCGTACGCAGCAGGCACGCCACGACTCAGATCAGCGACGGCGTCGGCGTAGCGGCTCTTCGTGGCATATCCGAGACTTCGGCCGGGCGTTAGATCCTGCCGCACGCGGTCCGCAGCCAAGGTTGACTCCGAATCGATGTAACCGAGCTTATCGGCCAGCGTTTCGATCGTGAAACCGACGTCCAGCTGCGCACGTTTCACGGCCCTTGCGAACGTCGGGGTTGACGATTTTCCCATTTCGGCGGCAAACTCTTCAATGGATTTTTCGCAATTCCTGGTCCTATAATGGGAGCTATGGTAAGTTCGGCCGAGCGTGTATCAGACGCTCCCGCAAAGCGAAGTCTTTTGTGGCTTTTGGCATCGGGTTATTACGGCGGAATTCTCGCTGCCGCTTCGGCTCTCGGAATCGACTTCAAGACGCTGAGTCGGGCGTGCCAAGGCGCGAGCGTGTCGAAAGTGACGCGCGGTAAGTTGGAAAAAGCCTTCGGGTATCCCCTCGAGCGAATGCAACTCCCGATTGACCAAGTTCTAAAGGACTCGAGCCAGTGACCGAGCTGCTAACCGCGGCCGATATCGCGCAACGCCTGCGGTGCTCGGCGCCGCACGTCCGGGCCCTTTGGGACGCCGGCGAGCTGCCGCACATTTCCATTCCCGGTACCCGTCCCGGAAGGCGCATGCGAAGACTCGACGCTGAGACCCTTGAGCGCTGGATCGAAGACCGGAGAGCGGCATGAAGTCGATCGATCGTGCTATCCACGCGCCGGCGCACCTCCTGCCGAAACAATATTCAGAGCGTCGCGAGATCCGCGATGCGGCGGCGTCCCGGCCGTTCGTGCTCGGGCAATGGAATCGAAGTAACGGAAAGCGCGTCGCGCAGTCGCGGGAGACGAAGTGATGTCCGACCAGGACATGAGCCTTGACGTCGAGATCACTGGCAACTCCGGCGGCGCGCAAGACGCGATGCTCGGTTTCGTTAGCTCGATCGATCGCGTCCCTCAATCGGTAAATGTCAGCCAGGCATCGCTCGATCGCCTTAGCACCGCGCTCGACGGCATCGTCATGCAGCACGGCTTACTCGCCGACGCTTCCGACAAGACCAAAACGAAGGTCGACGACGTCACCAAGTCGACCACGGAAGGCTCGAAAGCCGCCGGAGAATTCAACAGCGTCGGCGGCGACATGGCGCGCATGATGTCGTCGCTCGGCGTCGAGTCGGGAGCAGCTGCGGGCCGCATCGGCGCCTTTGCCGGCGCGCTTGGATCGCTGAAGAGTGCTGCTCCAGAAATTATCGCGATCGTCTCGGCTGCAACGGCCGCGATCGCCGGGTTTGAAATTGGGAAAGAGGCCATCAAATCCGCCTCCGACCTCGAAGACTCCATGACACGGTTGGGCTCGGTTGTGCGAGCGCAGGGCGGAAGCTGGGTGGCATTATCCGGCCAAGTGAAAGAATTCACCGACCAGCAGATGCGCACCACGATCTTCAGCGATACGCAGGTAGTTGACTCGCTAAATCGGCTGGTCGCATCCGGAATGAGCGTCGCCGATTCGATGACGGTAACCCGCGTTTCCGAAGACCTGGCCGCCGCCACCGGACACAACCTCATGGACGTAACCGTGCAGCTGATCGAAGCACAGCACGGGCGACTCATGGGCCTTGAATCTCTCGGTCTGCTAACGCGCCAGCAGATTAAAGACGGCATGACCTTTAACGAGGTGCTGGAGGCCGTTGAGCAACACATGGGCGGAGCAGCGCAATCCGCCACAACGACCTTTTCCGGCGCACTCGCGGTTCTCCATAATTCGTGGTCGGGGCTGCTCGAGAACGCCGGTACGCCGTTCCTTGCACTCCTGACGGATATCGTGAGGGGCGTTACGCCCGTCGTCGATATTCTCTCTGGCGATCTTGCATCGTCACTGAAAGGATTCAGTTCCTGGGCGTCAGACCACGCACCGGAAATCGCGACGGCGTTTGGGCACATCGAAGACGATGCGCAGAACATGGTCACTTACTTTCAGAGTGACGTGGCGCCAGAAGCGGGAAAGCTATTTGATGCATTCGGAAATCTCGCCGATTCCATCAACGGGGCGGATTCTGCAGCCGGTAAGCATAGCGGATGGGATGATCTCGCAAAGGCGATCTCCGCGGTTTCGGATACGATTACTGGAGTCATCGGCCTTTTTACAAGCGCCGCGGATATGGTCGATGGGCTGTCGCATCGCATCCAGAGTTTGCCGGCTCCGGCCCGGTGGGCAGTCGGTCTAACGCCCGTTGGCGCCCTGCTGGATCCCGGCGATCAATCTCAGCAATCTGCAGCTGCGACGACGCTACCACCGGGAGCCAGCGATTCACCAGCGGCCTTAGCCGCAGCATTCAAGCAGATGCAGCATGCCGCTCCCAGCGCGGGCCCACCGCACGTCCAAGGCGGCGATCAGCCACTTGGCGGCACCAAGGGCAGCGGATCACAGCCGCAATACTCGCCAATGGGGCTTATTGAGCCGACGCAGTTCACTGCTGTGGATGCGGCCGCGAAAGCGGCAACGGCGGCGGTTAAGGGACTGTCCGAAACCGAGGCCGGCCTGACGCAGCGGATGAACGGCGCGTCGACGATGTCGGACTACCTCGCCGACAAACAAAAACTCTATACCGCCAGCATTTCTGGAACTGAAGCTGTAATCGAAAAGCTCTCCTCGGCGCACAAAGTCGAGAATAACGCGCTCGCGACTCTTACGCCTGAAGTGGAAGCCGCTCGCGAGAAATACAATAGCTTGGCGACCGCCTACAACACTGCCGACAAGGCCCTTTCGCAGACAACCAAGCCGACGAAAGACCAAACGAAGGCGGTTGCGGACGCGAAGTCCGCTGCGGATGCCGCGAAGAAGAGCTACGACGATTTAAATACGCAGCTCACGAAGACGACTTCGGCGCTTCAGACGACAAACACTGAACTCGACAAGCAAAAGGCTGCGCTCGCTGCCTTAAATAACGAAGTCACGGATCTTACTCGTGAGTACGGTGAATGGCAGAAAAAGCAGGCTGCCGCTCAGAACGAAAGCGTTGCAACTCTCGGCATGTCGACGCGGCAGCTGTACGACTACTATGCGCAAGCCTACGCCAGTGACTCGGCGCTTTGGTTGTACTACCAAGAGCAAAAGAACGTCACGATGATGACGGAGATCGAGCCGCAGCTCAAGCAAGATCAGCAGAAGATGAATCAAGAGCAGCTCAAGCTCTACCAAGAGGATTACCAAAACAAGATCAATTTCGAATCGTCGGCAGTGTCTCGAATATCCTCGTTCATGGATGCGATCGTTATCCAGCACAAATCTATGGCCGACGAACTCAAAACCGTGTACGCGGATATCGAGGGATACTTTATCGACATGGTCGCCAAAATGCTGACCGAGGCGATGATGGCGGCCCCCTGGATACAAGCGCTGTTCGGTGGTGGCGGCGTAGATCCGGCGACGTCGAGCACGGACGTGCAGCTCGGCGCAGGCGGCCCGGGTTCGTTTAGCGCGTCGGCAATCTCGGGCGGAGCATCGTCGCCGCTCGGCGCAGCGATTTCGCGCGCGATGTCGCCGTCCGGCGGCGGCGGCAGTGTCGGAAGCGGATCGTACGCGTTCGGCGGCGGCGCCGGCGGTGGTTACGGCGGCGGCGGTAGCATGTCGCCCGACTTCAGTATGTCGGGCGGTGGCCTCGGTCCGCAATCAGGTTCCGCGCCATCGTCCTCCGGTGGGGCCAGCGGCGGGAGCTACGGCGCTTCGGGATACCACTACGGCCTGGGCGGCTCTCCGGCGATGACGGGACTCGCTGGCGTGCTGGCGCGTAGCGGTCTCGGCGGTATGTTTGGTGTCGGGATGGCCGGCGACATGATCGGTGGCCTCGCGTTCGGCAACAAAGGTTACTCCGCGATCGGCGGTGCGGTCGGCGGGATACTTGGCGGCGCCGGGCTCGGAGCGCTCCTCCTTGGTGGGTTCGGAGCCGGCGGAATGGGCGGAATGCTCGCCGGACTTCTCGCTGGCGGACCGGCAGGGTGGGGCATTCTCGCGGCAGGTGCGTTGCTGGGCGCCTTTGGTGGCTCCATGTTCGGCGATCACTTCAATCCGGCTGACGAACCCGACCAAGGCTCGACGCAAGACGCGTGGGGCATCGCGAACGCCGACATGCAAGGCATGACGTCGGCGAACCCAATGAACGCCAGCGGCAAACAGTACGTCATGGACAGTCAGACGTCAGCGGCGACCAGTGGCAAAGGCTGGAATCTGTTGATGGAGCAGTTCGTTTCGAAGTTCCGCGGTAGCCAGAACGCACTGCCGTCGGATCTTCAGGGCGTCTTTCCGCAGATCGAGCAGCTCTGGGGTGGCGCGACCGACAAGCAGTTCTTCAACTCCGACGGCAAAGACGGTTACCTTGACATCGGCAGCGGCAAGCGCGCATTGTGGGGCGAATTCTGGGGCGTTGTCCAGGCGCACGGTCAAGAGATTTCGCAGCTCATGCAAACGTTCACGCCGACCGATATTTATCTGTCGTCGCTGAGCGGAGGAATGCGCAGCGGTGGAAGCTCGACGCCGAGCCCTGGCGGCGGTGGGTTCAACAGCCCATTCGCGCTTCAGTCGCCGGCCGGCGGTAACGACAACTCCAACGCGATCGCGTCGGGCGGGCCGGGTAAACTTGGTGGCCTCGTCAGCCAGCGGCTGGCGCAAAGCATCTCAATCGTCGTACACCAGCACAACTCGGGAACGATGGTCGACAACAACAACATGGCACGCGCTATTCAGGACGCCGTGGGCCAAGCATTACCAGGCGCGCTTCAAGATTTAAATATGCGCTGAACCTTTCTTTTGCAGGGAGATCCTCACATGAAACTAGCTTCGGTCGAAGTCGCGCTCCATAACGTCGAGCGCCCGAAAAACAAAGAACACAGCCAGCTTCTCGCGGAGATCGAAACGCTCCAAGCCGAGCGACGCGAGAACCTCACCAAGAGCGCCGCGTCTGGCGGTGACACCAAACTCGCCGCAAGGCGCCGCGACATCGATTCTCGGCTTGAAGAGGTCGCCGCGCGGTGCATCGTGCTCGAAGACGAGGTCGGGATCGAGAACGACATCTTGCTGCAGGCGGCACTCGAAAAGAACTTCGCGGACGTCGCGATCGAGAATCAAAAGGTTGATGCCGCAAAAGCCGCCGCGGACGAAGCCGAAAAGGCTTGGCAAGATGCCTTAGCAGCCGTAGATGCGGCCGAAAGGCAGCGGGGAGCCGTCGACCGCACGTTCACGATCGGCAACGCGATAACAATGAATAGAAACGTCAACTCCGGCGCCCAACTCAGCGCCTGATCCCTCGAAAGAAATAGCAAAATGCCTAACCGTGAAATCTCGACGAAGCTCGGTCTTTCGACCGACTCGATCGTTAAGGCGGTCGTCAAAAAGACCATGGAAGACTTAATCAAGCAAAAGCGGACCGCTAAGCCGATTCAAAAGCCCGCTGCCAAAGCGGCGGAGGTCAAAACGTTCGCTCAACGTCAAGTCGAGGTCGCGGCAGTCACCAACACCGTTAAAGCCTTGCCGAAGCCGACGAAGGATCAGATCGCAGCCGCTGGTGGCGGCGTTCTCGGCTATCTGCGCGCGACTCGCGAGCTGCAGCGCTCGTCGGAATAGGCTTGCGTTTACGCGTTGTGGTCCGCGTAGCGCAAAAGTGGGCGGCGATTATGGACTTTCGCCGTCCATGGAGCGCGAGACCGAAGGGCCTGGTGCGGCCCCTTTGGTAATCTGCGCCCGGGTCGATAACCCGGCGGCGGAGCCGGAGAACTCCGTCGTCGGGACGACCACCAGTCTCATCCCACGCAACGTGCGCATCCCCGGAAATGGGCCCCGATGTCTGATCGATACGTAAAGCTGCCCGTCAGCGTCGTCAACGACGAACGCCTGAGCGCTGAAGCCGTCGTGGCCTATGCGATCATGCTCGACGCCTCACGGGATGGCAAGTGCATTATCGGGTTCGAACGGCTGGGCAAGCGGCTGCACCGATCGCGTGACACCGGACGCCGCATCGTGCGCGAGCTGATCGATGCCGGATACGTGCGCTCGCTCCCAATCAAGAATGGGCAGCGACCGAGATACGAGCTGCAGAAAGTCGCGCCGGCGACGGTCCCGTCGACCTATACGGAGCGCCAGCGGCTTGGGGGCTATAGATCGCGACGGGCTACAGCGAACGACCGCGGTGCGGAGTACTTCGAGAAAGCCATGCGCGAAAAACAACGCCGGCAGGGCATCCTAACCGGTGGCATCGATGCTACGGGTCAAGAAGCCTCAACCTGTGGCACCGATGCAACGGGTCCATCCGACAAAACCCGTGGCACGGATGCAACGGGTACCGGTAGCGTGGACGCCACGGGAACCCGTAGCACCGATGCAACAGACCCGTTGCACCCATGCAACGAAACCCGTAGCACCCATGCCACCCATTCTAGACTTAATTCTAGACTTATAATTCTAGGGCCCGAATCCAAAAACGAAAACGCCGCAGACGAACCGAGCAAAGATCTCGTCGATCTCATCCGCCGATGCGGCTTCAACGGCGACGCCGAAAGCAAAGCCATCTGGGCGACGCATCAGACCGCCGGCCCACTGGGCGCCGATCGCTACCTCCTCGGCTGGCTACGGTTCGCGCTGAATCAGGACGGCATCGAAGACCGGCTCGACTTCGCGGTCCGCAAGACGCAACGCATGGAACGGGTGCCCGACTAATGGCCCGCGGCAACACGTGCAAGGTCTGCATCCACGACCAGCGCAAAGCCATCGACCTCGCTCTCGGTCACGGAAAACCGTGTCGGGAGCTCGCAACGAAATTTCAGGTCAGTCAGCAATCCCTGGAACGGCACCGAGCGAGGCACCTACAGCCGGCCCTCGCTCGCGCAGCAGTTCGCCGCGAGGGTATCACGGCAGAGGCGCTGGTCGACAAGCTTCTGGGCTACATCGAAGCGGCTGAACGCGGCGTCGCCGTCGCGGAACAAAATGGCGATCTTACGGGTTTGGCTCGGTGCCTGAAAGAGGCGCATGCGATTACGCTCAGCGTCGGAAAGACGATCGGGATCTGGAGCGATCGGCCGCAGATCGTGAACGACAACCGCCGGCAGCTGATGGTGAACCTCGACGCCCGCGGCCTCGACGAGCTGCTGAAGATGCGCGAGGGCCTCGAGGATCTTGGCGTGCCGGCGCTTACGACGACGGGCGCTTCTTGAAATGGCGCTTGAGATCGGCGAGCTTCGCGCCCTCGATCAGCGACTCGATGATCGTCCCCTCGGTGACGCCGGCGAAGCCTTCGAAGCGCAGCTCGGACTTCATCGCCTCGAGCTTGCGCTTCGGTCCCGGCGCCAGGTCGAAGCTCGTCCGCCGCTTGGGTTCCTTGGCCATGCCCGAGGGAATGCCACGCCAAGGCGGTTTTCCCGCTTCACGGTTTCCCGGTTTTGCCTCTTGTCGGTTTTTCGGTATTCGTGTATGATGCCGTTACAATACCAAGGAGGTCCCCCACACATGACCACAACGGCAAAGACTATCTCGTACCTACGCGTCTCGACTCGCAAGCAGGGTGCGTCGGGACTTGGACTCGAGGCGCAGCGCGCGGCAGTCGCCCAGTACGTCGTCACCAACGGCTGCGAGCACGTCGCCGAATACCTCGAGATCGAATCTGCCCGCCGCGACGAGCTCGACAACCGTCCGCAGCTGCGCAACGCCCTGGCCCACGCCAAGCGGTCCGGCGCAACGCTCGTCATCGCGAAGCTCGATCGCCTCGCTCGCAGCGTGAAGGTCGTCTCGGCGTTGATGGCCGCCGGCGTCGACTTCGTATGCTGCGATCAGCCCGTCGCCAATCGGTTCACGATCCACATCTTCGCAGCGGTCGCCGAGAACGAGTCGCGGCAGATCAGCGAACGGACCAAGGCCGCAATGGCGGCTGCGAAGGCGCGCGGCCGCGTTTTCGGCTGCCCAACGAATCTTACGTCGGCCGCACGGCTTAAAGGCGCCCAGCGGGCTGCGGTGGCTCGTAGCAGCGCCGCTCGCGACGCTTACCGAGACCTGGTTCCGATCGTGCAATCGATGCGCGGCGACGGCGCGAGCTTATCGAGCATCGCCGAGCACCTCAACGCCGCCGGTCACACGACTCGTCGGCAGCGCCCATGGACGAAGGTTCAAGTGTGCCGGCTCCTGGCGCACGGAGCGGCCGCATAATGGGCGACGTCGTACAGCTTTTCGACGCACCGACCCGCGCCGCAGTGGCCTGGAGTGCCTTGGCGGAGTGGCTTCGGTCGCCCGAGTTTCTTGAAGCCGTAGACCCCAACTTTCGACGTGACGAGGACCCAGCGTAAATGGGCGACGTCATTCGTCTTTTCGACCGGTTCAGCGACCGCAAGCAGGTCGAGCTTGCGTTGACTGCCGCGGACGCTCCGCCGCCCGAAGATCGTCTCGAGCGCTGCGCCAGGCTCTCTGCTGAGGTTTGGGCGAGGCTACCCGAACGCGATGGCCAACAGCACCTGAGAACCACGATGACCGACCTGCGGGTCGACGCAGCGTTGGCGCTCGTTCGCGACGAAGCGCGGTTGGCGCGCGAAAACCCGGCGGCTCCACTCAGTCCGTACGCCAAAATCTGCCTTGACCTGGACGCCATCGCGGCGAGAATCGAACGCATGGAGGCTATGGCGGAGTGCCTCGACTGCGAAGATAAGCCCGGCGCCGAGGTCCTGGCGAAGGTCCGCGCCCACGGCACGAAACGTCGCGCTAAAAGCCTTTCGCGCGCACCGGGTGACCCAAAATGCCCGGCGTAACGCAGGCGGAAGCCCAAGCCGCGCGCTTCGCCGTCGACGCTGCGATCGCGCGCAAGTCGTTCCTCGAGTTTTGCCCGCTGGTCTATCCCGGATTCGTCGCGGCGCCGCACCTGGTGCTGTTGGCCGAACTGCTCGAGCGTGTCGAACGCGGCGAACTTCGTCGGATTATCGTCTCGCTGCATCCAGGTTCGGGGAAGTCGACGCTGCTGCAGCTATTCCAAAGCTGGTATCTCGGTCGCGACCCCAAGCGCCGGATAATCTCGACGTCGGCGGCGCAGCGGCTCGTCGTTCGCAACTCGCGTGCGGTGCGCGACGCGCTGCGCGAGCCATCGTGGCCGTTTGAAGCCAAGCTTGCGCCCGAAGCGACCGCGGCGGACGTTTGGGAGACGACGGCGGGCGGCGGCATGTTTGCGGTGGGCGTCGAGGGTGTCGTGACGGGTTGGCGTGCGCCGTTGATCGTGTGCGACGACTTGCAGGACGGCCCCGGGTCGAAGCTCGAGCGCGACAACCTCGAGCAGTGGTTCCGTGGTAAGCTCCTGCCGCGTCTCGAGCCAAATGGCGCCGTCGTGATCGTGCAAACGCGCTGGAGCAAAGATGATCTCCCCGGCCGGGTGATGGACGGCGCGCGCGGCAAGGCATGGCACTACGTGCGTATCCCGGCGCTGAGCGAAGGCGAAGGCGACCCTCTCGGCCGGCCCGAGGGCGAAGCGTTGTGGCCAGGTCGTTTCAATGTCGAGGCGCTCGAGGAGATCCGCGCGGACTCCGGCCCGAAGCATTTTGCGGCACAATATCAGGGCGCTCCGGTCATCGATGGCGGTGAAGTGTTCCGGACCGAATGGTTCGGACGGTATCACGCAATCGATCTGCCGCGTGACCCCAATACCGGCGGCCTGAAAATGACGCGGATCGTCTGCGCGCTCGATGCCGCGTCCAAGACCGGCGTGCGTAACGACTATTCGGTCGTACTCGCGCTCGGCGAGCACTCCGGCAAGTTCTACGTGCTCGACCTGCGCCGCGCACGCGTGGAATATCCCGAACTCAAGCGCATGGTCCTGAGCGCACATGATCGCTGGCGCCCGTCGCACTTTTACGTTGAGGACACCGCCAACGCGACGGCGCTGATTCAGCAGCTCAAAAGCGAATCGCACCTGCCGATTATCCCGGTGAAGGTCACGGCGTCGAAGGATGCGCGCGCGGAGGCGGTTAGCGGCATCGTCGAGTCGGGCCGGATCATGCTGCCCTACGACGCTCCGTGGCTTGCGGACTTCGAGGACGAGGTTTGCTCATTCCCGAGCGGCGACCACGACGATATCGTCGACGCGTTCACGATGGTGCTTTCGCAGGCGGTGAAGAAGCCGTTTTCGTTCATATTCTCGTTCGGCGCCGACGACGTTGTCGACGATCTCACGATCAACAGCTCGGCAGAAGAGACGGCAGAATACAAGCAGGCGTGGAAAGAACGCGAGCGCGAGGAAAAAGAACGCGAGCGCGAGGAAGCTGCGAATCTTGGCGGCCTCGTCGTGCCGCCCGACTTCACCGGCGGTGTCGGCAACGCATTGAAGCGGATTCTTTGATGCGTTCGCTGCGCCAAGCCGATCCGGACGCGATGGCCAGGCGACGCCGGGCGCGCACGGCCGCACCAACCGAGCTCGAGATTGAGTCGACGGCACTGATCGTACCGCCAGCCACGGCGCCGAGGTGCCCAATCTGCGACGTGACCATGATGCGCCGCCAATCGCGCGCGAAGTCGTACTTTTGGGGATGCACGCGCTATCCGCACTGCCGCGGAACGCGCCCGACAAAGACGTAAAAACACAACAGCCCCGGCGGCGCGCAAAATCGCCGCCGAGGCAACCAAAGAAAGGTTTGGACTTTCCATGGCTCTCAATATCGTATCACATTCAGACCACGAAGCAGTGCTGGAAATGGTGACACACTGGCTACATCGCGTTAGCAACACTAAACGAAATTTCCCAGAAGCGTTGGCCGATCTTGCATCTGAGCAATGCCTACACGATGCACTGCTCGATGCCGGCGATAAAAGTGCGCGGCAGGAACTCTGCATCGAAGAAATCTTTGGCGCCGGCGTTAACTTTGGAATCGCGGCCGCATTGGCGGTGCTGGAGAACCCGTTCTCGGTGGATATCGAGCGTCTAAGGACGGCGATTGGCGCGGCAGACAAAGCGATCCGAGTCCTTGCGGAGTCTGCTCGACGTGATACGGCCTTGGTCGCCGCGCACAGAATCGTCGAAGACCGGGAGCCTGTTACGCCGTGAGAGGACACATTCGGCAATGGCGCAAGCCCGGCGCGTATAAAGTCTGGCTCGAGCATCCAACCGTTGACGGCAAGCGCAAACGCGAGACGTTCGTCGTTCACGGTTCGAAAAAAGATGCTGAGGCCAAAATGGCCGAGCGGATTGCCGCAATCGAGCGTTCCGACTACTCGCGAGCGGAGCGCTCGACTCTCTCCGACGCCGCCGATCGGTGGCTAAGAGCACGCAGGCCGAATGTTGGCGCGAAAACGTATGCGCGTTATGAAGGTATCGTGCGCGACTACATCAAGCCGACGATCGGTGACGTGCAGCTGCGTAAGTTGACGCCGCTGCATATCGAGGATGCGATATCCAAATGGCGCGATGCCGTGCCGAAAAAACGGCTAGGTGGTCGACTGGGCAACAGAAGCTTGCACCATTTGTTCGCGACGCTGAATACCATGCTAAAGCAGGGCGTTCGGTGGAATCTTATTGCGCGCAATCCGTGCGAGGCAGTCTCGCCGCCGTCAAAGGGTCGCGCGGAGATCGTCGCGCTCGACGAAGCCGGCGCCGTCGCGTTGCTCGAAGGTCTGCACGACACATGCCTTGCCGGACCGGTTAGATTGGCGTTGCTTACGGGGTTACGGCGAGGCGAGTTGCTCGCGCTGAAATGGGATGACGTCGACCTAGATCGACGCGTCGCCGTCGTAAAGCGGTCGCTCGAGCAGTGTCAAGGCGGCGCGTGCGCGTTCAAAGACACGAAGACGAAGAAGAGCCGGCGACCTGTTCCCTTGACAGCAGCGGTCGTTGACGCCCTGCGCGCGCATCGCGTCGCGCAGAACGCTATAAAGCTTTCGACCGGTGGCAACTACAACCCAGAGCGGCTTCTTTTCCCTGATCCCTTGACCGGTCTTCCATGGGGCCCAGACCGTTTTTCATCGCAGTTCTACTATCGAGTGCACAAACTGGGCGTGCCAGTAACTTTCCACGGCCTGCGTCATAGCTTCGCGACAATCGCCCTGCGCGCACGGGTGCCTATGAAGCTAGTCTCGGACATTCTGGGTCACACGACGACGGCAATTACCGCGGATCTCTACACGCACGTTCTCGAAGATATGCAGCACGAGGCTGCCGATCGCGTTAGCGCGGCATTGGTGGCCGCAGCACTGGCTTAGTTACTTAGTGAGGCATCGATACGTGCGAGAAGGCTCCGGTCTGGGGCAGACTCTGAGGCCAGCTTATCGGTCAGGGGCTTCCATCTAGCCGCGAGATCAGCAATACGCTCACCGAGTTCAGGTATCATGATGGAAAACGGTAGAACTATCGAGAGCACATGCCCGATTGCGCGGGCAAAGACGCGATGGAATTGGGGATCGTGATAGAGTGCCGCTTGAATTTGAGGCCCGGCTTGCAGAATGCTATCGCCGGCATCCGCCAATGCTGTGATATCGGCGTGATTCCACTTGCTATTCATCTTCGTTTCATAGCTATCTTGAGCAAAGCTCTGGGCCTTGTCTTCTTTCGAATAGGCCCCGCGCTCTATTTTCTCCATTGTCTCGCCGTCGATCTCCGCGTAAACTTTTTCCATTGTCGTTCGTACTGGGTGACCGTCGGGAACTCTCGCTGCAAGCTCTTTGCGCGACGGCTCAAGGGCGTTTACCATCTGCAGCGCAATATCTTTGCGGCCGGGCAATAGCCGGCAACGCGTTGCGATTTGTCCCAGTGCGCGCGCGTGGATGTAGGCGGGCTTGGTTCTTCCGGAAGACGCAAGCAATATAAACGCTTCGCCTTCTGTGGCGCCAATAGCCGCACTCGCGACGAGGACGTCCCAAAGTGCGCGAAGCTCCTCGTTCTGGCTCGGTGTGAATGTCCGCGCGGCCCCAACGACTGCGTACAGCACGCTAACTGCGTCGATCATCAAATCCATCATCGCGGGATCGACCACGTTGACGGGACCCCGCGGGATCAACACTTTGACTACGGTGGATCCGTCATAGCCAGTTGCGCGTAATGGGCCTCTTCGTTTCGGAAGGGGCGGTTCAGGAGCCTCATTCATATTGCGTCACCCATCCGTCACCCAAATGCAGTCGTGCAACGTGTTTTAAGCACGAAAAAATGTAGCCCCAGCGGGATTCGAACCCGCGTTACCGCCGTGAGAGGGCGGCGTCCTAGGCCTCTAGACGATAGGGCCGCCTGGCTCCCGGCCCTCGATTCGAACGAGGAATAACTGATTCAGAGTCAGTCGTGATGCCCTTTCACTAGCCGGGAATAGGCACGTCGGATATACTACAGGACGCCCTTCGGGTCTTGCAAGCGGTTTCTGCGCGCGTTCTTCCCGCCGTAAGTGTCGGTTTGGCTGTGGCAGTTGGGGCAAAGCATTCGCAAGTTCTCCAAACGATGGTCGTTCCGAATCCCGTTGATGTGATCGACGTGGATGCTCAGGCGTCGCCCCAGCCACGCGTCGAGCCCGCAAATTTGGCATCGGTTTTCAAGGAGACCGGCGCGCAGTAGGCGCGCCTTCACATTATGCCGGCTTCCGCCGCGAAGCATGATTTCCGTTAGCGGCCTACCCGGTGGCCGCGTTTTTATTTCGCCGCGCTCCCTGGCTTTTTGCCAGGCCTCAGAACAGAAGCCAAAGACTCGTTTGCATTCGTAAAATGAGTTCCCCTGATCGTAGTAGGCCTGGATTGCCGCCCAGTCGTATCGGCGTCGCCGATCCCCGAAGGGCTTTTCGGCCGTGCGAAGCTCGCCGCGCTTGATCGCCTTGTTCCAGGCGGTATGCGTGAGGCCGAAGCGTTCTCGGCATCTTACGAGGCCGTTTCCCTCATCGTGAAAGCGTTGGACCTCTTCCCAATCGTAGATGCGTCGCATGATGAAAGCCTAAGATGTTTCGGTGCCAACAGGGCGGCACTTTATTTCACGAGCTCACGCCCCGCCCCCCAGGCCCGAGATGCGCTTGGCGGCCTTGGGTAGAACTGTAGGCGTCCGTCGCGCAGGCAGCCGAGCTGGAGGAGGTTTTTTCGTGCAGGCGATCGTTTTGGTTGGCGGGGAGGGGACGCGGTTGAGGCCGCTGACCTACGGGACTCCCAAGCCGATGGTGCCGATCATGAACGTCCCGTTCTTGGCCCGCACGATGGAGCGCCTGTACGAGGCCGGGATCCGCGACGTGATCCTACCGGCAGGGTACATGCCCCAAGCGATCGTCGACTATTTCGGCGACGGATCGCGGCTCAACATGCAAATTACCTACGTGATCGAGGAGACTCCGCTCGGCACCGCGGGCGCGATCAAGAACGTCGAGCAGCACATTACCGGGCGGTTCTTCGTGCTCAACGGCGACGTCCTGACC